ATGGTTGTGAATGGACATGAGGGATGAGCGGGTGGTTGATTGCGGGTTTTGGTGGGATGTTTCGGGTTAAAGAATTGAAAAGAAAAAGGAAATAATGGTTTTAAAACGGTGCTGACGCTTTTGTGTGGGACATTTCGCGTGAGCAGTAAGTTGTTGATAAACCTTAAAATCAGCTTTTGGACATTTCGCGTGAGCGGCTTTTTAAAATTCGTTTAAAAACGTTTAAATTGTTGTTTAATAAAGGTTTTATCGTTTAAAAAACAGATTCGATCGACCCGGTTTTAGGATAAGGACACTCAATCCTAACGAACATCCTAACGAACACAACCTTATCGCTCATTTATGAAGAATATTAACTATATAAATCAACAACTTACATCAAAGAAAGTTCGTTTGGATTGATCGTTTCATTGAAATCCTAGCGAACCTTTTTCCCTGTGGATAACTTAATAATGAATCCGCTAAAAATCTAATTATCTTATCCAAAATTGACATAATTTCATTGTTAACGAATCAATGCAACATCGGATTAGGAAACCATTTGATCCCACGCATCTTAGTTTGTTTGTTTTATTAGAAAAAATGAACTATTTTTTTAATTTAAAACGATAGAAACCAGCTCCCACTGGTCTTTTTTATCCTGCTTTATTTTGACGGTATAATGGGATCGAATTGTTGCTCCAAAACCATTTTGGGAATCAACGTAAGAATTGACTAAATATTCTTGCCCGGAAAGCCGGTTTACAACCGGTTGATCATCAAACATCCCAGGAAATTCGGCGGTTGAAGGAGATCTTAATTTTGATTTAACGAAACGCTTTGCTTTAATCCCCGCCATAACTGATTCATCACGGTCTCGCCAGTTAATCGCTAGTGCTTTTTCCCTCGCTTTTGCTTCTTCTTGCGCTATTTTATGGGCTGTATTTACTTGATTAATGCGTTCTTTTTTTTCGGATTCGCTCTCAGGAATCATTGCGTTAATTCCTGAGATAAGAATCAAAGCCAAAAAAAGGATTATTTTAAATTTCATTTAATCTCCCTCTTTTTTCAGATCTTCGGAAAACGATTTCAGCATAAAAACTAACCGATATAAATCATCTTTTTTAATTGAATATTCAGCAGTAATCTCAGCAATTAAGGCAACAACGAATGGGCTTAACTCTATTTCATATCTATCTTTCGCCGAATTGATTAAAGAGTAAATCTCCTTTTGTCGATCCAAAACTTTATCCAGATCTAAATCCACATTTCCATATGCTGACATTGAATAATGTGAGCGTGATTCGTTTGTCTGCTCTATCCCTTCACTTCCAATATTCAGTTTGAATTTCCGCTTACCGTTAAGCAGCCAATCAAGATCAATCTTATTCTCTTCAGAATATTTGACTAATTGCTTGAATGGGATTGATCCTTTCTTTTTTCGTTCTGAAAAAGTGTTTGGCTTTAAATCCAGCAATTTGGCAACTTCAAGATCATTTTCAAGACTGGCAAATTCTTTAATTCTGGATATTATCCCTTTAAATTGACTCAATGTTTACTTTTCCTCTTGACTAATACATTTTAAATGAATAAACTTCAATTATTATGTATTCAATGTTGAACAGAACTCAGGCAAAGAAAATAAAAAAGATCCTTATCGATCGCGACATTACAGCGCGATACATTGCGACGGCGATTGGGGAATCTGAACGCATGGTCTATTACGTACTCCGATCAGAAAGAAAGAACCCTCGTATTCGTCAAAAAATCGCCGATTTTTTAAACATCGACATTGAATCCATTTTTCCTTCAAAAAAAACGGTTAAACGAAAATTAATACGAAATAACCCTACTCAACCCAAACAAACAGGATAACAAAGGTCGTAAATGGGTTCAATACCTAAAACTACCGATTTTCTTAGCATCAAAGAAGCCTCTGAGATAGAAGGCATTTCAAATCGCGCTGTTGAAAAAAACCTCAAAGCCCAAAAATACAACCTTACGCGGCTTTCTGACACCATCTCCAAAAATGGGAAACGCCCGACCTTAATCCATATCAGCAGCCTCTCAATTACCGCACAAATCAATTATTACAAGGTACTGGATCAAAACAATGCTACGCCGGATGCCGTATTTACAAAATCGAGCGAATCTGATCGCATCACAGCCCTCAAGCGACTAAAAATCGTCAATATTGCCTTACCTATTAAAGGAGATACTAGGAAGCGAGGCGGAAAAATAGAGGCGCTTAGGGTTTTGGCGAACGAAAATGGAACCAGCTACCAAACACTAAACCGATGGATGAGAGACTTTCAAAAGCTTGGATTTGTCGGCCTTTTACCCAAAGCATCTGATCGAAAATCAAAATTTGAAGGCCAGGTCGTCGAAGCCATCCAGACCGAATGGTTGCAAGATACTCAACCCTCGCAAGAAACCGTTTATCAAAAAGTAAATGCCTATTGTTTAAAAAACTTGATTGAGCCGCCATCGTACAAAACAGTCCAACGAATTATCAATAAAATCCCGCACGCTGTTACCATTTTACACCAGATGGGTGAAAAAGAATGGCTCTCAAAGTCATGCCCAAAAGGGCAACGCGACATGTCATTGATCTCGGTCGGCGAATGGTGGAATTCAGATCATCGCGTATTTGATCTATTTGTAAAAGACGGAAACAATATCACGCGTCCTTGGCTTACTTCCTGGTTCGATATGGCGTCACGAAAAGTCGTCGGATACCATCTTTCTACAGCCCCCAACTCAAAAACAATCGCGCTGAGTTTTCGCCAAGGAGTCAAAACGCATGGCCGTCCAGATCATGTTTACATCGATAATGGCAAAGATTATGTTTGCAAATATTTGAATGGCAAAGTGCAACGCTTTGGGAAAATAGACTCTAATATTGATACCGAAGGCGTTTTCGGCCTGCTTAATTGCAAAATCCACAAAGCCATCCCTTATGCAGCTTGGAGCAAGCCCATCGAGCGTTGGCATGACAATATCAGGGCCTTTGAGCATGCCTTGCCAGGCTGGTGTGGCAGAGACAATAAAGAACGCCCTGAAAAGTTGCAGTGGGAAATAGATCATAACCAATTACTTACTTTATCAGAATTCTCAGGGCTTTTCGCAGGCTGGATAGAACAATATAATAATCGACCGTCTACTGCGCTAAATGGCGCAACACCAAATGAAATGTGGAAGGGCATTGTAAGCGTTATCCCGTCAGACCGAGCTTTAGATGTCTTGTTATTTAAAGTGATGAAACGAAAAGTCGGTCCGCATGGCGTCAGGATATTTCCACCTCGCTACCATTATACACCCGAATTATCCAATTACATTGGCAACGAAGTTACAGTGCGCTATGACCCCGCCGAAGCCGGGAAAGTCTACATATTTTTAGAAAAAGGCCGGAAATATCTCTGCACCGCCATTGAACGAAAGTTACTCAAGATGGGTGCCTCAGAAGAAGATTTAAAGGCCTTAGCTAAAGAAAAAAGTCTCGCCAAAAAAGCCGCAAAAGAATGGAAGATGAGCAGGATGCAAATCACGCATGACGATACCCACCTTGCCGCCATTATCGCCGCAAAGGAGGGTAAAGGCTATTTGGCTGCAACTTCCTTAGAAGAAGAAAAGCCTGCCGGGAAGCTTATCTCAATGGTTTCGCGCTTAGACAAAATGGCGAAGGATATTGATGAGAAATCCCCCTTGGCCTCCCTTTTACAAAGTGGGGAAGAAATCGAAGTAGAAGCAGATGAAAATATCTTGGGATCATCGGCCTATTTAGAAAATATTCAGGCGCAATTGGCAGAAAAAACACGGTTGATTGCAGAAAAAAAAGCAGCGGAAGAAGACGAAATGTTGGGGTTTTATCAGCAGTAATCAAAACCAGGGGGGTCATCATGAAAACGGTCTGTCCAAATTGCGAAACCGATAAACATCTTTACCACTGTACATATTGTTCGGCCTGTCACACGCACGCCGAAGTCAAACCCGCAACACTGCATAAACTGCTTGGCATTAAAATGATTGCCGGGATGCAAATGATTGTTCCCCTCACAAAAATCACCTTTAGAAAAGGCCGTACCATTCTTAGCCGGGAGACCACCACATGAGCACGGCTCAGTCATTGATTGACTACATTTCAGACCAAAAAATAAAACGTAGCGCCTTAGCCCGTGCCCTGGGCGTATCAGAAGCCACACTGTCGCAATACCTTGCCGGGAAATATCCCGGAAATAATGCCGAGATTGATCGAAAAGTCTTGAGCTTTTTAAAACGCGATCAAATGCGGATAAAAGCAGCGGCGATTTTGCCCGAAGACCGCTTTGTCATGACGCGGCAAGCACAGCGCGTCTACGGCCTTTTAAGCACCTGCCATTTAGATGGTGATATGGGTTTGATTGTCGGGGAACCGGGATTAGGCAAAACCCGATCGCTAGAACAATATGCACGCGAAAATAATGGGGTTTTACTCATTACTCCACTTAAAACCAACACAATGATGACTCTTTTGAAATCTATTACGGAAACCCTGCGAGTCAAAACAGGGGACTCCAATGATGCCCGTGCTCGCGGCATTATCCAAATCCTAAAGGGATCAGGCCGGATGATGATTGTCGACGAAGCACACTTTTTAAGTTTTCCCTGCCTTGAAATCTTACGCCAAATCCACGACGGCACAGGCATTGGCTTGGTCTACGCCGGGCCGGAAGCGCTGCGGATCAAAATCAGCAATCGCGATGTTGAACAAATCTACTCCCGCATCGGTGTTACAGCCACGCTGCCTGCCTTAAACCATTCAGATACCTGTCTCATTTTAAAATCGACAGGCATCAAATATAACGATGCGGCTGCAAAAAAACTGGTCGAAGTTTCGCTCGGCTCGGGACGAAGATCGAGCAAAACATTTAAACGATCGTGCCGCATCGCAAACGGCGCAGAAATTACCGCACAGCATATTGTCTTGGCGGAAAAACAATCGGTGATGGGATAAAAAACGGGGGAATCATGAAAACCGCACGAAAAAGAATGGGCTGGCGCAACAACCACGTTAACGTTACACGAGAAATCGGACGATACAGGCTTGAAACCTGCCCGATCGAAAGTGTCAGGGAGAAACTGAGCATCACAGACCATCACGGCTTAAAAGCGGATTTTGAATATCATGAAGGCATGGAAACAGATGAAGAAAAAGCTTGTGTCATGTGGATTATGACCTCACGTATGCCTATGGACAACAAGCTCTGCCCTGAAACCGCAGACCTTATTTTTGACTGGATTAGGGAGACCATAAATGTCCTTTAAATGGCTTTTAATCTTTGTTTTTACCGTGCTCACGGGCTGCGGGGAACAACCGACTGCGGGGCTTCCGGTCTTTCCTCCCGGAATTACCTCAGAGCTTGGTCCAGTAAATCAACAAACCATCGATAAGCTTGCTGGAGACTTTTACGACATGCAGGACTGTCACAATATTTTTCTCGGTGCGTTTGAAGAATTGCAGATCGAACTTGTAGATGGTCTCTTTGATTGCCCTGGTGCGATTCTTGGGAAATGCTCCGCATTTTTCCAGCCTCCCAATCGAATGAAACTCGGATTTTTGGGAGAAGCAAAAGAGGAGTACTTCCATTATCTGGTTTTCCTCCGCGATGGAGATCCAGACCCACGTCACTCAGATGCACGTTATTTGGCCTGCAAATGACAACAAAACGACCCAATACATTACAAGGGGAAACCCACCGGATTGAAACAAATGCCGGAAGGCTTTTTGTCACAATCAATTTTCACGAGGAAAAACCCTTTGAGGTCTTTTTGCGTGTTGGAAAACACGGTGGCGATTTAGGCGCTTTTGTCAGCAGCATCGCACGTTTTATTTCGCAAGATTTACGTCAAGGGCACGCAATTCCAAAAATCATAAAAAAACTAGAAACCGCAGACCATGACGCACTATTACCCACCGTCCCCGACGCCGTCGCGCAGATTCTAGCTTTAAAAAATAAGGGAACCTAATGACGACCAAGTCGCAACGAAAAAAGGCCGCTTTAGCAAAATTCGAAGACAAAGAATTCATGAAAAAATACAAATTAAGAACAAAACGACAAATGATCTCAGATATTAAGACTGAGTGGAAAAATTCAGCTTTAAGGTTGCCGATCGAAACTCGGCGCGAGTTTTTAAAAATGTGGTGGGACAAAAAATCGCCTAGAGAAATCAGAAATACATTAGGACTTTCGAGCGACGAAGTACTGGGCATTTTAAATTTAAATTCAAAAAAAACAATTATTGAAACTATTAACCGCCCGGAAAATTGCATATGAAAACAGCAAACGATAGATCAGAAATAAAAACCTATTGCAAGGCCAACAAATATTTCAAACGGATTATCAATCTGGATGAAAACATTGAAGCGTGGGCGGCTGACTATACCGTTGACATTTTAAAGGAACTCAAGGGTCTCAACCGCTGGCTAATCGCAAACCCAAAAAAACAGCCCAAAAATGTTGCAGATTTTGTGCTGAGAAATCTTGAAACAGCACAAAACAGAATCGGCAAACCCAAAGCCACCACAAACGAAATACTGACTCAACTTGGCGCAGACATTCCAACTACTCCAAAGCCCGAGAAAACGACCATAAATTATGCCGAGCGAAAAAGCTTTTTAGCCGAACAGGCCGAAGCGTTAAAAATCAGGAATCAAAAATGAAACTGACCTTACGGCATAGAATCACATACGAACTTTTTTTCTTTTTCTGGGGCACTCTTCTAAAGAAAAACAAAATAGCCTCAAACTACATCATCCTCGGTCTGCTGAAAATGCGTCTTGACCACCCAGAAGAAACACCAAAATTACACAGCAAATACCGACTAAATTAAAATCATTTACCCCACTTTGAAAAAGGGGGGCAAGGGGGGATTTAAAATGCCACGCACCAAACCAAAAGACATCGCGCTCACTCGAGCACAGGCCGAAGAAAAAATGCAGCGACTCAATGAAATTGATGCGCAGCTCTTTGATTGGGCCTTGGCCTACCACAAACAACTAGCCGCCCTTAAGGCCGCCCATACCAGCTCACAAATAAAAGCCGGGAGACCCGTCCTTGAGTTTGAGCGGAAACTGATACTAAAAGACTTACATTCATGGGCAAAAAAAGATCAGCTCAACTGGAAAACCAAAACCCTTTCTTTTGCTAGTGGAAAAATGGGGATTCGAAAGGGCATGCCAAAAGTAGATCTCATTAAAAAAATTGCAAAAACATGGGACGAGGCATTGATTCTGCTTATCGATTTTCTTCCGGCTTACAAAAAAAACGTGCCAACAATTAACAAAGAAAAACTTATCGCCAACCGTGAAAAAATAGATATTGAAAAGCTTTTAGCCTGTGGGTTGAAGATCGGACAAAAAAAAGAATTTTGGGTTGAAACCGAAGCATCAGAATCTTTTGATGCCGCCATAAAGGACTTAAAAAATGCTTAAAACAAACGTTTTCCGTATTCACGACTTTATTTTAAGACCTGAAAACAAGCGCTGCCGAAAATGCAAATTGTTAAAGCCTGCGAATCCCGATTTTTTCTACATGGATCCACAAAATCAAAAAAAGATGACTAAAATTTGTATCCCCTGCCAAAAGTATGAATTAAAAATGAGGCGATTCTACGCAGCAAAGCGTAAGAAAAACGTCAATCTCAATGCTGTAGCATCGTTCGAAGTTTGTTACAGCGTCGGCAACGTTTCAACGCTCGACGCGTATACGTTTTTGTCTGACCAGATGACAAATAAGGATGCACTAAAACGAGTCAATTCAGAACGGAAAAAAATGGGGCTGCCACTGACATCATTCGGGGCTTTAGTCTATGCGAAAAAATTCAGCAACGTGCCAGGATAAAAAGTGAACAGTTATTACACTGATATTTTATTCAAGGTTGATTCTCCTAGGTTTAGGATGCTAAGCCGAAAGCATTTTGGCGTCGAAACCCCAAATTGGGGCAGTCAAAATCACAAGAAAATCGAAGCGTTTATATCCGATTTTCTAAACCAAAAAATAAACGTGCACTCAGTTGAAGAACGGGTGCAAATCGGGACAGGGATCCCGACCTGGGTAATTAGCTATGAATGATAAACCGATAAATATACGACTACAGGTTGCTTTTTCTGCGATTGGGATAGATTTCGCTGCTCGGTCAGCTTCAAAAGTCGCGGTCGAACACTGGAAGAAATATCCACGATTAAACAGACCCTATTACACCCGGAAAAAGCCCATCAATTATCCCATTTGTTCGTTTTGCAAAAAAGAAGACCTTGAAAACTACTTTACCTCAAAAAGAGACGGTCGTGTCCTTTGTAAGCCCTGTTTTTCCAATCGAGTCGAAAAACAATTGGCAAAAGAAGTCCAAAAGGATAAATCAAATGAAGAATGATCCGTTGAATAAAAGCAAAAACCCACATAAATTCGAAAAATTCCCTTGCTACACTTGTGGTTATAAATGGGTCAAAGGGGCTCACGGAGGTCATTCCTGTTCAAAATTGCTGCTTCAGAGGATCAATCGCTTACAAAGCATGCTACGAGGTCGACTTGATTTAATAAAATGCGGGATTGCTCATAATTTCCCTAAAAACAGCCCTTACGAAAATGACCTTTATACTAGCGTCATTGAATTATTAGATGAAACATAACGCCAGCATTAACCCACGAACCGATGGCGTGAATTAGACATAAGGTATCGCAGAGCCGGGTTAAATTTATTGTTAGCACTTTTTAGGGAGAGAAACATGAAAGACAAAGTTTTGAATTGGTTCGCTCAGGGAGAAATAGGCGTCAGCTCAAAAACGATGGCGTGCACTGTTATAGGCATGACTTTAGACGATACTTGGTCTGCATATGAAAATCATCCGTCAGACCCAGATGACTTTCGGCGATGCTTATTATTTCTGGAAGCTGTGCCGGAAGCAAGAAGCCATTTTAATAAAATATCAAAGCTGAGCCCCGTATGGGAAAGACTCGTTGATTCGTGGGATGTGCTTGAATCTCTTCTAAAAGAAGAAATGAGTAAAGGAAACAAAGCACCGAAAACTTATGAAATGATGAAAAATCTAGGTTGTTAATGGCAGGATCAGCCGCCGCACGACGACACGGGGTATGGATAGAGGAATTAAGGCCATGAAAAATCTTAAACTTTGGATTACGGGGTTTCCTACTGGGGCAGCAATAATCGTAGAAGTCATCAAAGAAAGAGATGGCATGCCTGGGTTCTTTTATATAAGAAAACCGGGCGGAGGAACGGACACCACAACAAGTGACTTTTTATTTGATATCCCACCGCAGGTTACGGCGACTGATATGAGCAAAGCCTAACGGATAAATGTTGAGCCGCGAGGCCCAAGGAGAATATGAAAATGGACGATAATATCGAGTCGCGCTCGAACGAGGTGTTAGATGGTGGGAAATTAAAGACTATTTCGGAAGAAACAGGTGATAATGATTTTGGAAACGCCAAGAAGGGAATGAAGCTATATCAGTGGATTGTACGGATGGATAGCATGTTGCAAAGGGATTTGTTTTTGTCAAGGTCATTTTATATCGATGAAATTCATGCTTCTTGCGATTATCCGAAAGATAGACAATATACGCTGGTCTGTAAAGCTAAGTGGACTGAAATAGAAATCTAACGGCAAGCTAACGCGCCGCCCCAAGAGACGAGGTGACTAGGAAGACAGTTTTCTGCGGTCGCCTGTTCAGCGGATTGTTGGGTGGAAAATATATTAGACCGGATAACCGGACAGGAACCCGAAAAAACTCCCTGGCCCCATCGTCACACCGGATTTTCTGGTTGGGAGATAAAATCAAAGTGAACGGGGTAGGGCTAAAGCATATTATCGGCAGGTTGGGGAGACCCATATATTTTTCACCCAACGGCGAGCTAACGCGCCGCCCTAGGAGACGGTGCAAATAGGAAGACTGCTTTCTGCGGTCGCACGTTCAGCGTTTTGTTATAAACGATTGGAGCATAAGCAATGATTTCTAAAATACAAAGGCAATTGATGGAGCATACAGTTTCTGGCCCGAATAGAAACTGGTTTGGAACTGATAGGGAAAGCAGCGATGGTCTAGAATTTAAAAAACTTGTTGATGCAGGACTGGCGACCGCAGAAACCCCGCCGCCATGGATGGGGGATGATGTTATCTACAGGCTCACGCCAGAAGGAAGAGCTATTTTATAACATAGTCATAAGTGGAAAAAATGAAACGACGGACTGATCAAAACAATCGTATTTGGGGATTGGTTTCAGAACTGGCTCGCCGAGGCGGGCTCAGTAAAGATGAGGCCAAAAACATCATGCATAGCTACTGCCGCGATTTAGGCCAATCTTCAAGCTCTGCCCTCAGCACCACCCAGGCCGATGCTCTTATCGAGCGACTACGTGAAAACATCGACAAAACAAACGTGCCAGAATCAAAAAATGAAATCACAAAAAAACAACAGGACACCTTAAAACATCTTTATGTCGATGCAGGCATTCGAGACCCAAAAGCTTTTTGCCAACGCATCATTAAAAAAGCATGGCCTCAAACCCGGATAGACGGCATAAAAATGCACAGCGCACTATGCAACATGCTCTGCCGCGAGTATCCACGCGATAAATGCCTCTCTATCGTATCGACCCTAAAGAATAGCCCAAAATTAAACACCTGGGAAAAAGGATTTATTGCCGATTTAACCCACCGCTTCGCCGGCAAAGACAAAGACTTCTTAACAGCCGGTCGCATCGGAAAACTGTTAGAAGTAAAACGAAGAAACCAATAAAGATTTTACCCCACTTTGAAAAAGGGGGGTAAGGGGGGATTTAATGAAAACCGAATGGCTCAAAGAAATTAAGCTCAAAGACCTCCCCGACCCCTACCCGGAAATCGCCGAGAAATTTGGCATCGAAGTCGCAGTCGGCTTAGCATTACATTTTGCAGGCATGGGGCTCTATTTCCCCAAAATAGATTCTGCATTACGAAAAATAAGAAATGAAAAAATACGCAAAGAATTTGACGGTTGCAACCACCGTATTTTAGCCCGGAAATATGATCTCGCCGAAAGACATGTCCGCCGACTGGTGGATGCAAACGATGATCACCAAATCGGAATGTTCTGACTGTTTCTTCTACCTGAATTCCCCCAACATTTCCTGACACGCGTCACAAGCCCTTAGCCCCACCCCTTGATATCCTAAGATTACATCAAAGGAGGGGAGGCCAATGAATCAACAACAATTCAGTCGAGGAGGTGAACGCTATGTCGTTTTAATCTTATTCATTTTCATTTGCACCTTTTTGCTCTTTCGCTGCACGAACGAACCCGTGCAAGCCAAAGAACTTCCACTTTTTATCCAAATAACAGATTTAACCAACACGCCAAAAAAATATAACGGTCAACGCATCGCTGTAAAAGGATTTGTTTCCGACCGCAAGATCGCCCACGGTCGTATGGGCTCCCTTTTTCTCGTCTATGAAATCACCACGCTAACCCAAAAGCCGTTTAAAGCCCATACGATCACTGCGATCTCCGGCACATTACTGTCCGCCAAAATCGGCGACGACGTGCATGTGCAAGGCACATTTTTAATCAACAAAAAACATGGTGGTTATTTTCAGCCGCCTTTTATCCGTATTGAATATTTAGGGAGCGACCAGTGAAAAAGCTCGGCAAAATACCCGGATGGCTCGCCATATTTGTGCTTTTAGGTTTCATCGGCATGTTTATCGGTCTAATGCTAAAGCCGGTGCCCAAAGGAGCAGAAGAACACATAGGAGTCATAGTCGATGCCATGAAGGTGTCTCTGGCCATGCTCATCCTGCATCACGCAAAACAAGGAAAAGGAGATACAAATGATGTCAAAGATGTCGAAAATTAAGTTTTTAATCGCAGGTTTTGTGCTGCTTGTGACCGCCCCCACTTTTGCGCAAATGTCTGTAACACAAAGCGGGACAGAATTCGAGATTAAGTATACCGAGCCGACACAAAACGCGGTAAACCCGGATACCGGCGAAGCCCCGCCGCTGACTGACCTCGCATTTACGACCATTTTCTTTCAAAAAGATTTCGACGCTCAGCCCACAAAAATAGTGGATGTTGCGGCGACTTCTCCTTCTGGCGGGGGTAAAATAACTCAACTCATCACTGTCCCGATTACACCATTTTCAGAATATAACCTTGATTTTTTAACCACCGCAACAGACGACGCAGTTCCCCTTGCGAACGAGAGTGAAGAGTCTGTCCGAGTGCAGGAACGTATCGATAATTGGGCACCGGCTCCGCCAGGATGATCGATGGAATAATCGCGCTTTTGCAATCTTTTTATTAAGGATTAATCAATGTCTGTTCTGGGATTAACATCACAAAATTATGGCGGGAGCGGGAAAGTGTTTCCAAGCCGGCATATCGGTGCAAGCAATAGCCGCCAGCTCTCTGGTCATGGGGTCATGGCTAGTCTCGATGCAGATGCAACGATTGAGCTGGAAACCCAAGGCCTCCCCGCGACGGCCCCAGCCGGGACGCTAAAAGCGGTAATCGAGTCATACGCAATTGTCGCCGCCACCCAAAGTGCATTTTTGCGGCTGCTTTGGGTGGCTCGCACCGCTGGTGAAAATTTTGACACCCAGACCCTCAATGACGAGCACGCTGCCGGGGATTTAGAGATCGAGCACACCACGGCAGACAACGATGAGGGCATTATCACAAAAGTGGTCTTAGATGCCGACACCATCACGTATGGCACAGATTATGCGGTGCGGGTGCATCTTGATCTAAAAAATACGTCTTGGGATTTAGCAGTGCAATGGGTTTTTAAAGCCTATTTAATTTGGGAATAAAAAATGTCACGCGATTTCGAACACGCAAACGTAACAGATCATATCGATATAGGCACTTGGAGTATTTCAGGCTCAGCCGTAACACTTGCGGTTTGGTGCAGACTGGAAAGCTTTTCACAGAGCGATGCCCGTATTTTTTCTAAAGCCACCGGTTCAGGCGAGCAGGATCACGTTTTAATGGTCTCAACTCAGAGCGGGTCACAACTACGGCTCAGGCTAAAAACAGGAACGAGTAATAGCGCCGGAACCACAACATTAATTTCAGCAAGCGTGCTGGCTTTGGACGTTTGGTTTCCTGTTGTAATTCGATACGACGGTACTGACATGACAATCTTTAAGGACGGCATCCAAATCGCAACGCGAGGCAAAACAGGCGCACTGCGCGAAAATAATTGGTCAGCGTTTTGGGGCAATAACCCGAGCAATCAGCGACGATTGGATGGAGCTTTGGCAGAGGGTGTCATTTGGGACGTACCACTTACAAATAACGAAATCGCAGCGTATTCAAACGGTTTCAGCCCTGCACAAATCAGACCTGAAAACCTACAATCATATCTACCAATGGATGGCATTGATGCCCCAGAGCCTGATTATTCGGGTTTAGGACGAAACGGCACTGTCGTAGGCGCATTACGAGCAGATCATCCACCTGTTTTTCCGCGATTTGAGTTTAATGAGTACTCAGGATTATTTCTCGGGGGCGGTGGCGCTGGACCAACACTGATATCTATCGCTGAGACAGGCAGCGGAGCCGAAGGGCTCAGCATTACAAATTCAGCCCCAATCACCGAAAATGGAGCCGGGCTTGAAAGTGCTCAGATCGATGCCGCAGTCCCAATCGCCGAAACCGTAAACAGTACTGAAACCTCAACCATCTCGGCGGGAATATCCCAACAAGACACAGGTTCTTCTGTCGATAGCCTCACAGCCAATGCAAACGTGCCCGTCAGCGACAATACTTCCGGCCTCGAATCTCAAACGATCAATGCTGAGATTCCAATCCCGGAAAGTGGAAGCGGAACTGATGTCCCGACGGTCGCAGCGCCTGGTGTCGTGAGCATCGCCGATACCGGTTCTGCCACAGAAACCATCGCGCTCAGGATCGATTTAAATGTCTCAGATACTGCAATCGGTGCCGATGAAATCGCTCTGGCCGCAAGCGTCTCGATCATCGAAAGTGGCGCAGGCGCTGAAACTGCGCTGGTAAATGTCAGTCTGGCCATGACGGAAATCGCAAACGGACTCGATACCGTTCAACTTTTGGTCGCCATCGGTCTTGCAGAAACAAGCCCGGCAGTAGATGCCGTTACGGTTGACCAAGGCGCTGGATTTATCACCATTACCGATGTGGCCATCGGCAATGAAGCCCTTACAATTACCGCCGCCCTGGCCATCGCCGAAAGCGCGACAGGCCTGGACACTACGCAAATCGATACTGGCCTGGTTGCGGCCATCATCCGCATGACTGCCGTCGCGCTGACTGTGCCCCGGATGTCGGATGTAGCGTTGACCGTGCCGAAAATGGCGTCCGTTGAATTGATCGTATAAACACATATTTTTATATAGCTTCCTTTAAAGGAGTAATAAATGAATTTTAATAATGAAATCTGGCACGCCAAAATCGACGAAAAAGATAACGTCGTTCGTTTGTATTTTAAAAATCAAAAACGACCGATCACGATGACGACAAAAGAATTTTGTGCCCTGGGTGCCATCATCCATCAGGTTAAAGGAGCAATCAAATGAAGGATCAACTCAGCGTAGATGCAGGCAAAGGCCACGAGGGTGTCGGCGCGATCGGCAGCGTCGCACTCGCCGAAAAAAGCAATCACAGCACCCTTTGGTATATCGATAAATACGACAGCGATATCCACGAAAACAAAGTTAAGACGATTAAACACCTGATTGGCGAGATGTTGATTTTAGCCAATCACCATTGGTCGCGTGGCGATAAAAAGCTGTGGTTTCACTATGTGGGCGAAGCTCGAAAGCTCCAAGAAGATGCGCTCAGCCATACTTACGACCACAACATCATCAAATGCAACATCCTCTTAAATGAGGGAATTGACGAGATGGTCTTGCGGCTTTTAGGGTCTGGTGGCACCGCCTACAACAATGCTACCGCGCAATTAGGCGTGGGTGATTCTCTAACCGCCGAGGACGCGACGCAAACCGGCCTTCAGGCCCCCACGAACTTCCTCTATAAAGGAATGAATGCCGGATTTCCCACGAGCGGGACACAGCAGGCAACCTGGCAGAGTGATTTTGGAGCGAGTGAAGCGAACCACTTATGGGCGGAATTCAGCGTGCGAAACGGTGCTACGGCTGACATCAATCTAAACCGCAGGGTTTCAAACCAAGGGACAAAAATAAGTCAGCAGACCTGGACGCTGACTTTGGGTATTACTTGGAGCTAAATCCCCCCTTGCCCCCCTTTTTCAAAGTGGGGTAAAGGCTTTTTCAGAAAAAGGAAAACACCGCTTATCTTCCCACTTTGAAAAAGGGGGATTGAGGGGGATTTAAAAAGGAGGGTTTAAAAATGGAAATAGATGTTTTTGATGTGACTTTTGAGATTAAAGGGCTCCCGGCAAGGCAAGTGCTTGATGCGATCAATTTAGTGCTGAAGGAATTTAAAGGGACAGAAGCAAAGGTAAAGCCAACACCTGAAAAGAGTCAAAGTCTTGAGCTTAAGGAAAAACCGGTAGAAAGCATAGAAGGCCCTTTTAATGATGGCACTCCGCCTGAGTTGCAAAATGAAAAATGGCACTGCAAACGGAGCGAGCACCCTGGATATTTGGTTCTTTTAGAAAAACGAACCAAATTGAAAAGGCTTTTCTCCCGGAGTGATTTTGAACTTCTTGTCACGTTTAACCCAGATTTGGCGCCGTTTTCTGCGCTGTTTGATCCGATTGAGCAGCCTTCAGAATCGGAAGACGAGCTTTAATAAATGCCGATTAGAAACGTTATAAATCGCCCGCTGGTTTCAGAACTGAAATCGGGGTTTTTAAAAGGAAAGCTTGTTGATGGGAATAATAGCTGGCCGCCAGGACAATTGCCGACAACTTTTCTCGTCAGCCTTTTTGATGAAGCCACCAAGGCGATCATTAATGGAGTCAGTGAGCAAAGCATCCTCAATACTGCCGGTGGCACCATCGCGACCGACGGGAGTTGGACTTACGACATCGCTCCGGCAAACAGCCCCATTATCGGCACCGGGCACCGCGAAGGGCACATTGCATTTTTTGAATGGACTTGGGACAACGGCAATAAAGCCGGAGATTACGAGATTTTGTTTTTTGTCGTCAATCGAGAAAAAACCACTTAGGAGAATAAATGCAAGACGGCGCTTATCAAATCATATTTGCAATTGTATTGCTGCTGCTCAACATCACAATGTCAACAGGAGTTGGTTTTATTATCGTTTCTCTCAAAGGCAATCGCGAGGCCAACGAAAAACGATTTGCGGGTTTGGAAAAAAAACATGAAAAACTCTCTGACGAGCACAACGAACTTAAAGCGCAACTGCCTCATCACTACGTACTACGCAATGATTTTGTCCGCGCCATGATCGGTTTTGACAGCAAATTAAATGAGCAAACAAAAGATATCAAGGCAATCGCACGCGCCATGAAAGGGGTTAAAGATGCATCCGGATAGGCATAAAGAATCGCGATACAAAATTTTGAAAGCCCTGCATTACGCCTATCCCTACGGCATGACCGAGTTGGCGATTTTTCGAGCGCTGAACGAAATAAGCCCTGACTTAATGGAGCGTGATGTCGCGGCGGAAGTCGTTTACCTGCGTGAAAAAAAATACATCAAAACAGAAAAACGCTTTGATCGCGCCATCCGCGAAGAAGTGCGGACGCATTATATCGTGCCGCAGGGCATCGATCTTTTGGAAGGCAATATAGAAGGAGGCGATCCGGGCATTTATTTGCCGGAGATCAATTAAATGGCGCATCGGACACATCATAAGATTGCATCGTATCCACAGGATGTCATTGCTCGTGTCAACGAAATGTTGGTCGCGGGAGATGTGTACACGGAAATTGCGAGCTATTTGGCAAAAGTCGGTCATCCGACGGGCTCATCTTCTGTCGGACGCTACGCCCAAAACTTTCTAAAGTCTCTCGAAAAAATAAAAATCGTCACAGAGCAATCGAAAGCAATTTTAGAAACCACCCTCGGCACCGGATTACAGGTTGAAGAAGCTGCCGTGCAAATTGCGCTTTCAAAAATCATGGAATTTTTAATCGACATGCCGGATATCAAAAAAGAAGAAGCCAGCAAAGTTTTCACCGCCCTCGCCAGATTGCAATCAAGTGGTGTACAGCGAGAGAAATTAAAAATCGTTTGGAAAGAAAAAATACGAGAAGCTGCCGACGAGATCGAAACAACAGTCAAGAAAAAAGGTTTAACAGACGAAGCAGCGGATGCCATCAAGAAAAAGATTTTGGGGATTGCGGCGTGATGAAATCCCCCTCGATCCCCCTTTTTCAAAGTGGGAAGGCAAATGGAATATCTGTTTTTAACAAAATCCTTTACCCCACTTTGAAAAAGGGGGGCAAGGGGGGATTTGAATTCGCCCCACAAGCCACAACAAAAGGCGATAACGACCAAAGAGACCTTAAGAATTATTAAATCAAAATTAAACGTTTTTAAACGGGCGTTGAACGGATTCGGCAATGGGTGTGAGTAGCGATTTGAAAGAAAAAACACAAAAAGGCGTTTTGCTACCTTATCAGCAGCGATGGATTGCCGATAAGGCCGAAGTAAAGCTCATAAGAAAATCCAGGCAGATAGGAATCTCTTGGGCTGAAGCAGCCGATGCCGTGGTCTATGGTGCATCAGAATCCGGCAAAGACACTTGGTATATCGGATACAACCAAGACATGGCCCAAGAGTTCATCCGCGACTGTGGATTTTGGGCAAGAAACTTTCATGATGCAGTGCTGGAAATAAACGAAATAGTTCTCGATGACGATAGAAAAGACGACGGCATCCTGGCCTATCGCATTACATTTGCGTCGGGGCATCGCATCACAGCGCTTTCGTCACGACCTAGCAATCTACGCGGAAAACGTGGTCGCATTATTATTGATGAGGCTGCGTTCCACCCAGATCTTTTAGGTCTGATCAAGGCCGCGCTCGCGCTTACCATGTGGGGTGGGACAGTACGGATTATCTCAACTCATTTTGGAGATGATAATCCGTTTAATGAATTGATCGAAGATATCAAGGCAGGTAAAAAATCTTTTTCTCTGCACAGGGTTGATTTTGACGATGCGTTAAAAGACGGCTTATATAAGCAAATCTGTATCGCAGAAAACAGAACTTGGTCTCTTAAAGCAGAAGCCGAATGGCGAGGGCAACTTATCGAATTTTATGGTTCGGACGCCGACGAAGAGCTTTTCTGTATCCCCGCAGGCGGTACCGGCACCTATCTCACCCGCGCCATGATCTTTAATACAATGGATGCTGACATTCCTGTCTCCCGCTGGAAATGCAAAGACGATTTCGCGCAAAAACCAGAAGCTTATCGCGAGTCAAAATGCCTTGAATGGCTCGAAAATGAATTAAAGCCGATTCTTGATAATTTGGATCCCAATTTAAAAAGTTTCTTCGGCGAAGATTTTGGCCGCTCTGGTGATTTAACCGTCATCTTGCCTGCGCAAGAACAAAAAAATATGACCTATAAAACGGCTTGCGATATCGAATTGCGAAACGTGCCGTTTGAACAGCAAAAACAAATTCTGTTTTACGTCCTGGATCGTCTGCCCCGTTTCGCTGGCGGCGCAATGGACGCCAGGGGCAATGGGCAATACCTCGCCGAGGTCGCAATGCAAAAGTACGGGGCAAACCGGATTTTGCAAATCATGCCCTCACAGCCTTGGTATATGGATGCGATGCCCAAATACAAAAGCTATCTCGAAGACCGCACACTGATTTTACCTAAAGATAGCGACCTGCTCGCCGACAACCGCCTGGTGCGGATGGAAAAAGGTATCGCGAAAGTCCCCGACAAAAGCCACACCAAAGGATCTGACGGCGGACAACGCCATGGCGACGGCGCGATCGCGGGCGCGATGTTGGTCCATGCAATTGAAGAATGTGATGCCTGGGAAGCCGAGCATGAGGTGCCACACGGATCTGAGCGTGTCACCTCGAATATGGGGAGTTTCATGCATGGCTGATAAAAATAAAAAGACGAATAAAGCCATCACTGACGAAATCGCTTCGGTTGGTACACTCGACATTACGCGGGGGTATATCGGGCAAATCCTAACAAACCCGGACAGTGTATTGGCGCTGGAGGGTAGCAGCCTCGGCCTGAAGCTTTATGACGATTTGGAGCGAGACGACCGGGTCTATCCTGTGTTGCAAACGCGTAAAAATGCCGTCTCTGGTAAGGCTTGGCAGATTTTGTCCGCCTCAGAAGATCAGTCGGATATTGATGTGGCGGAGTTTGTGGAAAACGTATTCCGGGCATTGCCCTTTGGAGATATCATTAAATCTCTACTTGACTCGCGCTTAAAAGGATTCGCCATCGCCGAAATCATTTGGCATGTGCGCTTGGACGGCAAAATTGGCATCAAAGAAATTATTGGTCGCGACCAAAGACGGTTTGTTTTTGACCTGGATCGACTCCCGCGCCTCCTTACCCCCAAGAACCTGATCAGCGGGGAAGAAGTCCCACATCGCAAATTCATTCACTTGGCCTTTGGTTCCAAATTTGGCAGTCCTTATGGTTCAGGATTAGGGTCTAGGCTCTATTGGCCCTGCTGGTTTAAAAAAAATGGTACCCGATTTTGGGCGATATTTTTGGAGAAATTTGGATCTCCGACCGCAGTCGGGAAATACCCCTCTGGCACATTAAAAACGCAGCAACAAGCACTATTAGAAGCCATGGCCGCAATTCAAAATGAGTCTTCCGTCAAAATTCCAGACAATATGACCATCGATCTACTCGAGGCCAGCAGGCAAGGTTCGACAGATAGTTATGAAAAATTTATGAATTATTGGGATAAGGCGATCTCAATTGTTGTCCTGGGCCAAACCCTCACAACAGATGTAGGTGATTCGGGGTCTCGAGCCCTTGGTGATGTTCACAACGAAGTGCGGCACGATCTGGTCAAAGATGATGCAGACGACATTTCTGAGGTGCTTAGTTGCCAATTGATCCCCTGGCTCGTCGATTTCAATTTTGCAGGTGTAGTTGAATACCCAAGGTTTTCAATTGCAACCGATCCTAAGAAAGACACAAAGGCATTGGCCGAACGAGACGTCCTTCTAATAGAGAAGGTAGGTCTTCCTGTCAGCGAAGATTATTTTTATAAGACGTATGACATCCCCCGCCCCGAAGCAGGTGAAACCCTGGTGCAAGGGCCAAATCCCCCTCAGTCCCCCTTTTCCAAAGGGGGAAGCTCTCAGCTTTTACCCCACTTAGAAAAAGGGGGGCAAGGGGGGATTTATTTTGCAAGGGATAAAGATCAGCAGGCCGACAAGCTCGATCCCTTTGTCGATCAGGCGATGGAAAAAGTAAACCTTGACCCGATCATTGATCCAATCAAAAAACTCACAGAAGAGGCCACAAGCCTCGAAGAACTCAAAGAGATGCTTTTAAAGGAATACGAAAACATCGACCCGGTGCGCCTGGGCGATCTTATCCAAGAGACTCTGGCCACGTCCGAATTATTGGGGAGGTTTGAAGCGGAATGATTGAAAATAATTTTAAACATCACGAACCAAACGACGACCAGCAAGAAAAATATGGCTTATTGCGAAGCAAGGCAAAAGCGATGGCTTTTTTAATCCAAGATCTATGCCCGGACAGTCGAGAAAAAGCGCTGGCCATGACAAACCTTGAGCAATCAATCATGTGGGCGAATGCCTCAATCGCAAGGAATAAAGAAACGAGAACGAGAGAATAAATGGCAATCCATTTCACACAAATGCCTTTTGATGAGGCCATCTCGTTTTTTCGGCAAAAAATTAACCTGCCGACCGAAACATGGACGGATATCTGGCAAGAGATGCATGACCGCTCTTTTGTTGTCGCCGGAGCCATGCAAGAAGATCTGCTCGATGACTTTCGCGCAGCCATTGATATCGCGCTGGAAAACGGTGAAACCATTATCGATTTCCGCAAGCGTTTTGATGCGATCGTTAAAAAATTTGGTTGGAGCTACAAAGGTGAGCGCGGTTGGCGCACAGGCGTGATTTTCCACACGAATATGCGCACCGCCTATGCCGCCGGACAATATCGGCAAATGCAAAGCACAAAAGAAGAGCGACCATATGCTCGCTACATCGGCGGTTTGTCAGAAAACCCCCGGCCTTTGCATCTTAAATGGGATGGACTTGTGCTACCGATAGATGATCCATGGTGGGATACGCATCGCCCTCCTAATGGCTGGGGATGTAAATGCCAGGTCGTGAGCCATTCGCAAACCGAGTTGGATCGCGATGGTCGCACCGTTGCCGCAGAAGGCCCCGACGAGGGCAGCCGGAAATGGACTGATCCGAACACCGGCCAAGTGCGCAACGTGCCGAATGGCATTGATCCTGGTTGGGCATACGATGTCGGGAAGCTGGCCTGGGCCGGATCATGAAATTCAGCCTTACTTATAATGATAGGGAATTGCAGCGGTATTTAAAAAAGATGTTAAAAAAAACAGACAATTTGAGCCCATTTATGCGGGAGACCGGCGCGATTGTCGCCACCTCAGTAAAAAAGAATTTCGAAGTCGGCGGTCGCTACAGCGCCGTAGGTCGTTTACGGGGCGGATCAAAAAAATGGCAGCCTCTTTCTGTAGCCACTCTTTTTTCGGGACCAAAAAAGAAGATCGTGGGCAAGCGTGGGCGTTTTAAAAAATCATTCCAAAAACGGCTAGGAAACAGAAAGACGCTTTTTGGTCAAGGTCGTCTTTTTGGCTCAATTAAATTTCAGGCAAAAAAAAATGAAGTCAGGATCGGGCCAGACAACCTGCCTTATTCAGCGATCCATCAATTTGGAGGCAAAGCCGGGCGCGGCCTAAAAGTCAAAATCCCCGCACGACCTTACTTGGTCATCCAAAATGAAGACAATATTGAAATTCTAAGGGCCGCAAAGCGGCATTTTCAAAAGAGGTAAATGATGAATGAAAAACAAGAAGCTGCAGAGTTAATGAAATCTCAATGGATCCATGCCTTTTCAGTCGGTGAGCACACCAATAGCGCAGGGGTCAAAAAGAAGTACGACAACGCGAAGATCGAAAGTATTGTTGCTGCCACGGTTGGTACAGAATTCCCCGCAGTGATTGGGCATCCTAAAACCGATTCTCCGGCCTGGGGCTGGTTCAATCTTGTTAAAAGCGAAAATGGTGACATTTTTGTAAAGCCGCGCACCTTAATCCCTGAGTTTGCGCTGATGGTCAAAAACGAGATGTTTCCAAAACGATCGATTGCTTTTAATCAGGATGGTTCGATTCGGCACCTCGGATTTTTAGGTGCACAACCCCCGGCATTAAAAGACCTCAAGGGTATTCAATTTTCTGAAGATACGGCGACGGAAGTAATCGAGTTCGCAAATAATGCCTACCATATCCAATCCATTGGCAGCGTTTTTCAGCGATTGAGAGAATGGATGATCGAAAAATTCGGATCTGAAGAAGCCGATAAAGCAATCCCAAATTATGAAGTCGATTTTCTGAAATCAGCTGAGGACGATGAAAAACAACCGGAATTTTCAAAACAAAAAAAGAAGGAGGAACAGATGATCCAATTCACAAAAGAACAGGTAGATCAACAGCTCGCAAAACAAAAAGCGGATTTTTCAGCCGAAAAACAAAAAGACAAAGACTACATCATTACGCTTGAAGCAGAAGCCGCCAAACGCAAAAAAGATACGACGAAACAAGAAGTCACGGCTTTTTGCGAAAGCTTGAAAAAAGACGGCAAACTTTTACCTGCCTGGGAAGGCATGGGCTTAATCACATTTATGGAAGGCCTGGCTGAATCTGAAGATGAAATCGAATTTGCAGAAGGGAAGAAAGAAACCCAGTCCGAATTCTTTCAGCGTTTTCTTTCGGAATTGCCCAAAGTCGTGGAATTTGCTGAGATTGCCAAACGCGAAACTGCTCAGGCTCAAACCGGAAAAACGCATATCGAAGGCCCAGTCGATCCAGAGCGTAACGAATTGCATTTAAAGGCCCTGGCCTATGAGCGCGAGAATAAAGGCGTGACGTATATCGAGGCTTACAAAGCTATCGGCGGCAAATAAGCACAGGTTTTAATTAGTCTATTAAAAAAGGAGAAAAAATCATGTCAGAAAGCTCACAACCCATGTTGCAACGCACAGTCAAAGCTGCGGGCACAATCACCGCTCGGCGATTTGTTGGTTTTGATAATTTGCAGATTACTGTACAGGCCAATTCCGCAAAAGGTGTTTCCCGCGATGATGCCGTTATTGGTGATGTGATCGCAGTTACAATGATGGGTACTGAAACGCTTGAAAGCGGTGGCGCTTTTGCAGTTGGAGATGACATTTACTCAGATACTTCCGGCCGCGCCATTACAATCGGCAGCCCGACCACTCAAAAACGAAATGGTGTGGCCATGGAAGCATCAGGCGGCGCCGGCGAATTTGTCGAAATTTTTCTCGTCAAATAAATTTGCCATTTTAAAAAAAGTTGCCATTTTAAAAAAGGAGAACAAGTAATGCCTACACAAAGTCAAATACGGGTATCCGATCCTGTGCTCTCAAATGTTTCAATCGGATATAAAAATGCAGAGCATGTGGCACAATTTCTAATGCCGTTTTTAAGTAGTCAAAAACGCGGTGGGAAAGTTGTAAAGTTCGGGAAAGAAGCCTTTAAGCTTTACAATACCATTCGGGCAATGCGCGCCAAATCGCAACGGATGAATTGGTCAAAAATTCCCAGTATTACCCTCCAGCTTGAAGACCACACAATGGAAGATGTTTTTGATGATGAAGAACTTACGGAGCAATCTTCGCCTATCGATTTGCAGACAAAAGCTGTGAATAACACAAACGATATTATCCAGTTGGATCGAGAGGTTTCTGTGGCAAATCTTGCCCAGGATCTCGCCACATATCCAACCGGGAATAAAGTGACCCTATCAGGGACAAGTCAATGGAGTAATCCCGCTTCCACACCAAAAGCCGACATTATTGCAGCGAGGGAAGCAATCCGATCAAAAATCGGACGCTATCCCAACACCCTGCTTTTGGGGCCGATTACATTTACCCAATTAAGCGAGCATGCAGACATGGTCGATAAGATCAAATATTCCGAACGTGGCATTGTCACGCCGGAAATAATGGCCGCCGTTTTAGATGTTGATCGTGTAGTCGTCGGGAAATCGGTTTATGCAAATGCCGCAGATGATTTTGTTGATGTTTGGGGTAAACATGCGATTCTCGCGTTTGTTCCCGAATCGCCTGCGCGAGATATGCCAGCTTTTGGATATACCGCCCGTTTGGCGGGAAAACCCATGGTGATGACCTACCGCGAAGAACCAAAGCTCAATGTCGTTTACAACGAAGATGTTTGGCAGGTGCTCGTAACAACCGCTGAGGCCGGATATCTCATCCAAGACGCAGTCGCTTAATTTTGCGGGGCGGGTCTAAAGCCCGCTCCGCATCTCTCATCTTCCCACTTTAACAAAGGGGGATCGAGGGGGATTTAAACCAAAAGGAGAAACAAAATGCCGAAATTTATGGCGACCTCAGCCATCAAACACGATGGGAAAAATTACAAAAAAGACAGTGCCTTTGAATGTTCTGCATCAGAAGGCAAACGACTAATCACGTCTGGCGTGGCGAGGCCTATCAAAGAAAAGAAAAAGTCTGAAGGACAGGAATAAACCATGCCTTACAGCACCCTTTCTGACCTAAAAAAGCAGCTTTCGGAAGATTTGCTCATCAAACTGACAGACGATCATGAGTTGGGCATTGTTGATCAGCCGACAATTGATGATGCAATTGCAGGTGCGGACGCGGAGATTGATTCTTATTTGGCGGGGCGCTACAACGTCCCGCTCTCTCCAGTGCCTGTATTGGTTCGTCGCTCCTCTGTCGATATTGCTATTTACAATCTTTATTCCCGGCGAATGGGTGCCCCAGAAGATCGCGTCGAGCGCTACAACAACACAACCCGGCTTTTAAAAGCCATCTCAGATGGCAAAGCAACCCTGGGGCAAACACCCGCCCCTGCGGAAACGGAAGTCGGCGGCCCTAAAGCAGAATCACCAGGGCGACGCATCAGTTTAGGCCATAACGGTAGTACCGGAACAATGGACAATTTTTAAAATGGAAACTCTTTTAAAAGCAATTCAAAGTGCGATTAAAAACGATTTAAACCTTGCTGAATTAAAAGGCCAGATTTACATCGTTCCGGAGGGGCTGGACGAATTTATTCTCACCGATGAGGCGCGATTGCCGTTTGTCACACTAAAAGATTTCGGTGAGCAAATACAATATTTGCCTGCCAAGAGGGAGCGTATTGTGCGCGTCGTGCAAATCGCTCCTTATTTAGAATTTATGGAAACAGAAAAACAAATCATCGGCGACAACGTCAGGCAAGGATTGATAAAAATTGTCCGCCTGCTTAAAGCCCTACTACTCAATAATTTTTTAAACGTGCCAGGCGTAATGAACGCAAAAATCACACAAATTGAACACATTATTATAAGCGCCCACAAAGGTCGACTGGTCGTCAAAAAAGCAATACAAGTGAGTTACACCATCCACCAATAATCTTTTACCCCACTTTTAAAGAAGGGGGCAAGGGGGGATTTATGAACTGCAAATTAGAATATTTACCTAAAAAAGGACAACAAATTATCCATGGTGTCGGCACCTTTGGCGCGACAAAAATCAACAGAGACGCGATGACGCATTACCATGCAGACTGCGCCAAAGCTCATGTTCAAAAAAAGACTCCACCCAAAGTCCCGAAGCCAAAACGGATTACGATTTTGCCTTGCTCTGAAACAATCGCCCGGCAATTTTTAAAAGATGAACGATTTAAGGTCCACGGACTGGTCTCCACTCCACCACAGACTTCTACCCTCCCCCAAAAAAATGAAGCTGTGAAAAACGGGGGCCAGTCCTTAGACCAAAACAACAAAAAGAAAGGCGGTAAATAATGGGTGATTATATTACAGGCGATGAATGGCAGGCATTTGTCCTAGAGCAAACAACTTTTTTGGGCTTATTGCATCCTGCGGCAAATCATGCGTTTGAGTTTATTGACGCGACAATTACCCCGCAGGAAGAACGGAAACCGCGCGACGATAATCGCGGTACAAATTCGCGTGGCGAAACCATTCGTCTGAAAAAATCAGGCTCAGTGACGATCAATGCCTACCTCAAAACATCAGGATCTTTAGGTGTGCTTTCGGACATGTCGCCTTTTGAAAAACATGCTTATGGTGCGCAAGCCGTTAATGGTGGGGCAAGTATTGTCAACTCTTTAGCCAAAAACCCCGAAGATACGCTATTTGGATTGTCAGTCCATTTTATGGCTGATTTTACCGCTTTCCACTGTAAGGGCTGCGTAGTGCAATCCATTGTTTATGATTTGCCAGGCGATAATGAGGCCACTATGGCCATCACTTTGGATTGTGCTGAGATCATCCAAACAGGTGCTTCTACTGTACAGGCCATTTTAAGCGGCGGAGAATCTTCGTTTACCCCAGCATTTATCGATATCACCAATTTTTCAGCAGGATCAAAAGTGGATATTGGATCATCCACAGGTCATATCGTTGGGTCAGAACCTTCTGGAGGATCTGTATCCATTAATCCAAATATTGTGGGTGCTCAGGCAATCAATTCAGTGATCGGCCCGACGATTATCGCCGGGACCCCTGTAAATAGTGATCCGATCTCGGGCATTGCGGGCTCTTATAAAATGGATGCACTCGATGTGCAGTCGATCTCGCACAAAATCACTGTCACCTGCAATCGCACGATCCGAAATAAAACCTACGGCACAGCTATCCCAGACGGTTATTACAGCGGGAAAAAACGTGAAATTACCTTTGAAAGCATGTTGATTTTAAGCCGCCCCAATATGAGATATGCCACAGGTGCACAGAAGCTAGTGCAGTACGATTTGGAGTTAGTTGCAGGTGATACGGCAGGAAGTCGGGTGCGATTCGATATGAATAAAGTCGAATTCGACATCCCTGAAATTGCGACAAATAATGAAGATGAAGCTGAAGTCACAGTCAGTGGGTATGCGTTGCCGACAAATGACGAAGACGAGATGACGCAGACTTATGATTGAGGAAATCCCCCCTTGCCCCCCTTTTTCAAAGTGGGGTAAAGGCTTGGGGGAAATCTTTTTTTAATGAAGTACTCCTTTTGTCTTCCCACTTTAACAAAGGGGGATCGAGGGGGATTTAAACGAGGGAGCAACCAAAATGCAGAACGAAGCAGTTTCAGAAACGATTGAGTTTATTCCAAAGTGGAACGGGAATTTTGAAAAAGAAAATCCTTTTTCGGTGAAAATCCATCCTTTAACGCGGAATGAAAGCAACGCCTATGCAAAGGCCGTGCGGCACAAACCGGTCAAAGGATCGCGCGAATTTACCAACAACGCGGTTGAAATCGAGGATCGGAGATTTCAGAAAAACGTGCATGGATTTGTTGGCTTTTTTCACCCGATTACAAAAAAAGAAATCGTTACGGTTGAGGATTTTTACAGCGCTTTTGGCCTGGACGATCTCTACATCGAAATCAATGATGCAATTCAAGCGATTTCGACCCTTGATCCGGAGCAAGTAAAAAACTTCGAGCCGCAGTCCGTTGGGGATTAAAAGCGGCAAAGGATCGATGGACACAAGATGCGTGTGAAGAAAAGGGGTTGACCTGGAAGCGCAATTGTTTTGATGAAGGCAATCAAAAATACAAAAAACCACTCGGCGGTGGGCTAATACTGCATGAGTGTCCGGCAACCTATATCACAGATACATCCTGGTATTTTCTCAATCTTTTTTGGGACTGCCATAGCCAAATGCCAACAGGCTTTGGCTCCGGGATTGTTCGCCACTCGCTTCCGAAATCCGGCGGTTTGCAAGATCAGGATAATCTCGAAATGGACGCTTTTAATGTGATTCAGGCTGAGGCTTTGGTGGTGCTTAATCCGCCGCCGAAGAAAGAAGTGAAGAAATAAATCCCCCCTTGCCCCCCTTTGTCAAAGTGGGGTAAGGGCTTTTTAAAAATAAAAGGAAAACTCCTTCTATCTTCCCACTTTGAAAAAGGGGGATCGAGGGGGATTTAAACAATGTCAAACGACCTAGAAACCAAAATCGTCATAAAAGCAGACGGACGGCAAGCCAGTAAGATCTTTGGCCGTTTGACGGGTTTAGGCAATCGTTTAGGTTCATCTCTTTTTAATTTAAAAACGGCTTTTATTGCTTTAAGTGGCGCTTTTGTCCTGGGCAGTTTTATCCGAGTCTCAGCGGCATTTGAGAAACTCGATATCCAATTAACCAGCCTGCAAGGAAGCGCCCTCGCCGGGAAAAAGGCAACAGAATGGATTAAAGCCTTTGCTCAAGAGGTGCCCCTCGGGATTCAAGAAGTGACCCGAAGTTTTGTTATGGCCCGTGCTTTTGGATTAGATCCAATGGACGGCACGATGCAAAAAATCGTTGATACATCAGAAAAATTAGGCGGTGGAATTGAGCGATTGACTAGCATTACGAGGGCTATTGGGCAAATGTGGACAAAAACAAAAATCCAGGCCCAGGAAATGAATCTACAATTAACTGAGCAAGGTGTGCCCGCATGGGATCTACTTTCAAAAGCAATGGGGCTTAGCATCCCGGTTTTACAAAAAATGTCTGAAAAAGGCGAACTTGGCAGAGATGTCATTAAACTTTTGATTGATGAAATGGGCAGGTTTGGTGCAGGCGCGGCAAAAGCCAACATGACTACATATTTAGGATTATGGTCAAACTTTATAGACCAAATTAGCCTCGGGAGAGACGAATTTACCCGCGCCGATCGCGGTCTCTTTAATTTTGTAAAAGGGGGCTTGGCTGCGGGAATCGCAAAACTCACAGAATTTCGCACATCAGGCCAACTCGATAAATGGGGTCAGGGCGTTGGCGACACAATGCTCCGGGCTGTCGAAAGCGTATTGCTCGGCACGGCCGTAATTACCAGTGCTTTACAGCCTATTTTTGATGTTGTTTTTAAAGGTATCAATTCGGCAATGGCATTATTCAATAGTATGCCCGACTGGGCCAAACCGTTAGGCTTGATCGGTGCCATTATGCTGGGGCCAAAAGGTATTGCATTGGGAGTTTTGATTCTAGGTATTGTTGATCCCATCGCTGCGGGCGTTAAACGCGTGATCCGGACATTTAAAGGAGAACTTGGATCAGCCTTTGACCCTAAGCCAGTACAACAAACCAACTTTGCTTTAATGGATCTCGCAAACAGCAATCAGGGGCCATACAGTACTTTGGCGAAAACACTTTTAGAAATCAGAAAACATTTTGAAGCGATCAATAATCAAAAGCCAATAGACCCACCTAAAATCGCAAATGCAGGTAATTCTACAACTCCTGGTGCGATTGGCAACCTGCCAAGCCCTTCTATCAATTTACCGTCAGATCCTACAGCGGGTTTTGGGGATAATTTATCAAACCTCAACTCTCAACAAGCGACTGTCGCAGGCCAAGTTTTAGACACAAATCAACAACTAACACAATCTTATCGTGATCAATTCACATCACTGCAAGCCGTGACCGGGGCACTGGGCCCCAGCATCGCCCGATATGAGCAACAAAATCGGGTTATGCAATTTGGGCAGCAACTCCAGCAAGGCGTCAACGGCGCATTACAACAATATATTTTAGGTCAATCCAAACTCGGCCCTGCACTTAAAGCCGCCACCGCGCAGGCTCTAGCGAGCGTGGCGGCTCGCGCTGCTGTTGAGGCGCTCTATATGACCGGTGTTGGTCTGGCAGCTCTGACGCCATGGGGCGCAGCTTTATATGGTCCGGCCTCGAACTGGTTTATAGGTGCCGCAACAATGGCGGCAGTTGCTGGAGTTACAGGCATCGCCGCCCGTGGGCTTTCTGGCGGCACAAGCGCTTCGCGTGCACCAGTGCCCGTAACGAATTCACCGGGCACCGTGTCAACGGGGGCTATAAATAATCAAAACCAGGGGGGTACGCAAATTACACTGATTATTGAGAATCGAGCTTTAAATCCAGAAGCGACAGATTGGAGTTTGGTCGCTGAAAATATCGCTGAAGCTTTAGGCGATAAAATCCAAAATTCAAACGGACAACTCGGAAATGTGCAAATCCAATTTGCAAGGACATAAATGTTAGCAATCCCCCCCAAAATGCAAAATGCTTTAGATTCAGGGATATTTGAGCCGGTTAAAACGGTCAAAATCGTGACGTCCGTTTTGGACGCGCCTGTGATAACAAATCAAACGTTCGTAGATGTTTCAGGGAATTTGTCAAACGTTGCGCAAAAACGAAATATTGAACAAGCTTATCCAGATCCTTCGGCAACGGGAGCCTGGGTTGATGAGTTGCCTCTGATTACGGTCGCAACAAAGCGAAGTTATTCTACGGCCTATAACAAATACGAATATGAAAATGGAAGGCGTGATCTTGGCGTTTATATTACGGTTGAAACGGGAGAAGATATTCAGCAAGCTTCATCGATCGACAGCATTGTTTTTAAATTATCAAGAATAAATTCTAATTCACAAGTTGGCTGGATTTTAAAATGCAGAGTTTATCAGTTGAACGATAAAGGAGAAGTTGTTAATTCTGCGGGAGAAAAGCCAAGGGGCTCAAATTATCTCGCAGAAAGTGAAACTACGTATGCTTTAGAGACTTTGGGTGTTCAATATGCTGGTGTAGCTGAATATGAGTTCTTTTTTCGGTCAAATCTAATCGGTTTTAATCCAGGTGCGCGTATTGTACTTGGAATGATCATGCAGCCGATAAATGGCACTGTTTTGGAAGCATCGGGATTTAATAGTGCTGGGTTTATATGGTGGTCAACGGAAATTCTGCCTGCGAGTGGTTTGCGAGGATTGGGAAGCATAGAACCATCTCCTAATGGAGATAGTTTAAAATCTTTTAACCCAATATTCGGGGATTTGACACCTTCTGTTCGCATCAACATGCTTTCATATGATTCTACTCCTTCGCCTACTTTGCAAATTCAATTCGATGTTGGGGAAACGCCAACAAAGACAGGATCGTGGTCAATACAAGATACACCTGCTGCAATGATCAACCCTATCTCGGGAAATCGAGAAGAAACTTCGATCTCTTATAATGCTTGGGCCGGAAATACATTAGGAGCTAAAACGGTCAATCTCGGGGCGATTGACCCGTCAGACATTGCGTCCCTTACAATCACAACGCTACGGCAATACTATGTGCTCGAAGGCGTTTTTGCATCGACCCCCAATGGGTTACGCACCCATCAATTTAATGCTGCGAATCCTGTTTTTCCGAAAGACACGTTATTGATCTCGAATAAAAAACTCCCTTTTCCGAGTGATGTTGCTTTGGGAAAAACTTCATCAATTTCGACTTCACTCGATATTAAAACCCGACTTACAAAACGCGGGGATTTTTCGTTTGATGTGTTCGATATCGACGGGGTAATTCGACGGAATTTAATTCAATCGCATTTAATAAACTTACCGACCGAATATCGGTTAGGGCATTATCCAAATGCTACGTCTGAAGATGATCTCCTACTGCTTTTTTCCGGAAAATTATCGGATATTCCAAAGCACAAAAAAGGAATTTTATCATTTAAGGCCCAAGATTATAGTACTGATCTCGATGTTAAAATTCCGAGGGTTGACACAGGCAAGCTAAATATCGATCGCACAAAGATAAGGCGAACAACAAAAGGCGATACTTTGGTCAACACAATGTTGAAAATCATTGGCCCTGAATCCCGAATACTTTCTCGCTATGTTCGGAGACCGACATTTACGGCTCTTGAGGCACATTTAAAGGCCAGTGATGTAAAAACGCTTTGGATCTCAGCCAAAGTATTTAAAGAAGAGACAGAAGCAAGGAAAGAGCTTCAATACTTGTTGGAAATTACTGGGGCGTACTTAGTCCCTCAAGAGGATGGTGTGCTCTCGATTATTATCTTTCCACGTCTCGATACTCCCGTTGCGATATGGGATGATTCGGTTATTGGAATTGGTGATTTTCAAAAATCCGGTCTGAAAAAAACCATTGTTAATCTTTGTTTTGTCGAATATGACCTTTACGGCGATGGCGAGCTATCTGGTCTTATTGGTAGTAATGATCGAGCCGCTCAAAATGATCTTGCTCCGGGAGCAGAACAGCACTTAGCGGATAGAATCATAAGCACAGGGGGCTATCTTGGAGACGAACAAAGTTTTAATGGAAAAACGCTTGGGGGACGCATCGCAAATCGCGAAGTTTCCCATAAAAAGTATGGCATTATTCCTTATGCTTGCGAAACAGGGTTAAACCAAATCGCGGTGCAAGTCGGTGATTTTATCAGCCTTACAACGGATGTTTATATACGGAAGGGTGTTTTGGGTGCTGATAGGGTCAATTTTATGCCAACCCGCAAAACCATTTTAGAGGATGAGGGGAAAATCGCTTGGGATTTGGCCGAAGCAATTTCTGTCGGGAATGACCCAACAGCGATTTTTACCGCAGCACCGACGATTGGACTTCCTACACTTAATGTGCAGATCGATGCTAGTGCAAGCCATGATAATAATCCAAGTGCTATTCCTATCGGTTCTCTGATCAAAATCGAAGTTGACTGGGATTATAATGGCCGCAATTTTATTGCGACCTATACTGATGATGTTCTGCCGCTTACAATGACAGCAAATAATAATTATGGGAGCACGTCGGTCGGAATAAAACGCATCGCTGTGCGTGTGACGAATAGCATCGGGGGCGAACATATTGCGACAACTGGACAAGCTGGTATGCCGCCAGATATCCGCGTGCTTGGTGTTCCATTTGCGTCAATCAGCGTACTGTATGCCGACCCTAATCTCCCATCAATCGCTCAGCTCCGATCAATCAGCAATGGTGTAACCGGTACGATCATTTTAATTGAGTGGGATATTGGCCACGATGGTGTGACTTTTATCGCTGATGAGGTTGGGGAAACGATTTCAATTCCGCTTCTTCCTTCTGCTTTATTGGTCGCCCTTCGCGCGACAGACGAGGATGGGAATACAACTATTGCAACGGTCACGCTCCCTGCATCAGCAAAAGCAATTACGCCAGGAGTAGATGTCATTTCGATTCTGACTTCGCAATGGCGAGATTTAGTCCAGCCAAAAGCAAGAAGGGTTAGAGCCTTAGTTGCACGCGGAAGGACGATTCTGGGTGTTGGAGACCCAGGGGGTGATCCAGACGCTTATATTATAAAATCACTTGATGGAGAAGGATGGCTAGAAAAACCAAATCCCAGAGGGGCATTTTTAAGCGGGATAGCAGATAACGGAGCAACTACCATTTCTGTCGGCGCTTCACACGGGTCAGGAGCATACATCATTTCATCAACAAATCTTGGGGAGTCTTGGATAGACAGACCCAATCCTCAAAATCTGAACCTGTACGATATCGCCAGTAAAGGTGATTTATTTTGCGCCGTTGGTCAAAACGATGGAACACGGCCGTATGTTGTTACGTCACTAAATCAAGGCGTTAGCTGGGCACAACAAACGGCTGGACTAAGTGTCAACCAGCAATTAAATGGGGTAACCCGACATAAGGATCGGCTCATCACAGTTGGCAACCATGATGGCACCCATGGGAGTATTTATACTTCTGATAATGATGGCATAACATGGATTAGGCGTTTAAATGGTGTCGCAGCAACCCTCTTTGATGTGGCCTCTGATGGAGACCGTGTTGTAGTCGCAGTGGGTGTTTCTATCGGTGTAGGCCCTGTAACAATTTTGCGATCAGAAGACAGTGGGGATACTTGGTCATTGCAGCCAACAACTGTGTTTGGACAGCTAAATAGTGTCATTTTCAATGGCTACATTTTCTTAGCTTGTGGATGGCGAGATTCTGGCATCACTGGGTATATATCGGGCTCTAGAGACGGTAAAACCTGGTGGACTCGGGATACTGGTGTGGCAAGCTTATCTCAGTTTGATTGTGGTGTTTGGAACGGGGCTAAATTCGTTGCATCAGGGTTTAAAAATCCTGGGACTCAACTTTTAATGTCTTCATTGTCAATGATAAATTAAAGGATAAAAACAAATGCCGGGGCCTACACTTTATATTAAAAATGCGTTAAAAGCAGCACTTGATGGTTTGGGAGACGGAACGGTTTATGCCTCTGCAACGAGTGCAGTCCTAAATCAAAGCGATCGCACTTTTGTCTTATCCGGGTTTTCAATGATTGCCGATATTGGCGCAAATTCGGACAATAAATTTAATTCATATCATCTTTATTTCCCAGTATCTAAAAATAAGTATTTGGTTGTTGGTTGGGTGGCATCGACAAATCGAGCGACGACATGGGAAACCCCGGCGTTAAAAGATACTGGGCCGTGTGAAATACGAAGTATTTTGGTTAATCAAAGCACTTCGGCGGGTAGCCCAGTTAATCGGTTAGCTGATGGTAGTCGTAATTCTAATTGGGTGTCCGAATCGAATGATTCGAATTTGATAGTTTCATTATTCAATCATATTCAAAATTCAGGGTTCGAATCTGGGAATTTATCCGGATGGTTCGCTTTTAGTGGAGCCCCAGCTATAAATGGTAACGCGATGGTTGGTCGGTATTACTTAAATATCCCACCCTTAGGACGTATTTGGAATATAAGCGAAGGGGGGATACGCAAAGGAAAATATCGAATTTTATTTAAGGCAACAGCCGACATAAACAACCAAAGTCTTCAGGTGACTTTTTCTGGTCTGCGTGGGCTAAGAAATCTAGATTTTTCAATCGCGTCAGTGTCGTCTGGAACTTTTTCTGGCAAAATTTGGACGCCTGAAATAAAAACGGTACAAGAATGGCATTTTGCCGATATTATTTTCAATAAAGATCATGATTCACGATTTTATACTCGATTCGATGATTTCATCGGATCAACTAATTTCTATATTGATGAAGTCAGTCTGTTTAATGTGATCAATATAGAAAGCATTATATCGTTTGATGATTTAGAAGAAAGTGGAAATGAATTCGAAATAATAGGATACAACGCTCCGCCAACACGATCGAACTTAGGCGCTGGCGATTCCACTACGCTTCTTCCCAGCACATCCGCGATTCCCAATGAAATTTTGGAATTCAACTCTGGCATTTTCCCTATTTACCAGGTGAAAATCGTGGAAAAAGAATGCTCAGAAATCCTTTTATGCGAAAAATGGGTACTTCCGAATAGCGCAGTCGTCCCATTCAACCCAGATGAAGCAGAATATATTGAAGATTTAATGCGAACAAAATCTGGAATTGTCCATACGGTCCGCCACAATGTGTTTGCAATACGAGAGGGTATCTTTGAGGGTTTAAGCTCATCTGATTTAAACCGATATAAAAATGATTGGGAGCCAAATCACAAAAAAAATAAACATCCTTTTGCCGTCCAATGGGAGCCAGGAGAAGCCCCGCTGCTAATGGTCGACCATAGTAAAAGATCTGGATTACCTTTTTCTGGATCGTTGCCTGATTGGGCATTTAAATGGGAAGAAGTTTTGTAATCTTAAGCAAAGACGAAGAGTAGTTTTAGGCGTTAGAGCGCCCAAAACCCCGTGATTAATGCACAGGACGGGATAACCCGCTACCCTCCGTACGCCTTACCGAGCGTAGAGGAAAAATAGCAGGGAGTCCCTCACAAATCAACGGGAGAATCTTGTGCAATGAACAGCTTTATAGGATATCTTGGTGGAAAATCAGGCCTTGCGGATACGATTATTCCTAAATTCCCAAAACATACTTGTTATTGCGAAGTCTTTGCTGGTGCGGCATGGATTTTTTTTAAAAAAATGCCTTCCGATGTAGAAGTTATTAACGATATTAATTCCGATCTCGTCACACTATACCGGGTAATTAAGAACCATCTTGATGAATTTGTCCGGTATTTTAGGTGGACACTTGCCGCACGGGATGAATTTGATCGGCTGTTAAAAGAAAACCCCAAAACTTTAACGGACATTCAGCGTTCTGCAAGATTTTACTATTTGCTGAAAAGCAGCTACGGAAGTCGAGTCAAGAGCCCTTCTTTTGGATATGCTCCTAGCGCCAAACCAAGAATCAACATTTTAAGAATAGAAGAAGATCTATCAGCGGTGCATTTAAGATTGGCACAAGCCTATATAGAAAATCTTGGTTTTGCGAAACTTATTCAGCAGTATGATAGACCCGAAACGTTTTTTTACCTCGATCCCCCATATTGGGGATGTGAAGATGATTACGGAAAAGGTCTTTTTACTCAAAAAGATTTTGAAAATTTAAAGACCATTTTAACAGCAATTAAAGGTCGTTTTATGATGTCGTTAAATGATGTCCCTGAAGTCCGAAAAATCTTCAGCGATTTTCAAATTGAAGAGGTACAAACGGTTTATAGTATAGGTAAGTTAAGTCAAAAAAATGCAAAAGAATTACTGATTATGAACTATATCCCCACAGATATTTTCAGCCATAGATAACTTTGATGAAATCACAAAAATAAAAGAGGATCAATCGCTCACGCTAAATGTCCTAAGCGCCCATCCCCCGCGACCGGTTACAAAGAATGTCCGTGGGCATTGGCTCGACCTCTGGTAGCGCCTCACTCAAACCCAGACTCGGATCAATGCTTGACACGCCATCGATACTAATATTAAACGTATTGTATTCAGTCCATGCTCCAAAACCTTCA